TATTGTATCTACTTCTATTTTACTCATATTATATTCCTATTAATGCCTTTACTTCGGATTCTGTCAATCCTAAATCTAAAAGTTTTTGTTTGCCAGTTGCTTTTTTAGTTTCTTTATCTGTTTCTTCTTGTGCAATCTCTTGTTCTACGATTGGTATTTGTGCTTGAATATCTGCAACAGGAATTGGTGTAGTACCATTTTCCCAAATGATTGTATTAATATCATCTCCACTTACAGATACTTCTGCTGTTGGATTAATTTTTTGTATTGCTTTTATTATAATTTCGTTTGTCATTATGCTGATACCTCAAATGCTGTTATACTTCCTTTTATACTTCCACCATTACAAATTCTTGCATTTCCACTATCTGTTTTTAAATAAATTTGATAAGTAATTGAAGATGTTGTGTTTGGTGAATCTAATACAGAAACAGATATTGGTATTATACCCATTGTACCAGAAATATCTGCTCTAGCTCTAGCCATACCATTAGTTGCATTTCCTAAATTAGTTGAATCTCTAAATATTGTATAATAAGCACTATTAGAAGGATTTGTTGCGTTTCCACCAGAAAATGTAGAAATAATATAAATTTTTGAAGATGTTGCAGATGGAGTTATATTAACTGATAAAGTATTTGATGCAGTTACAAAACTTGTTGATGATGTACTTCTTTCTGTTTCATCTGTAGCAGTAATAACTTGTAAAATTTTTCCACCACCAGCCTCAGCAAAAGTATTATCTCCTCTTAAAAAAGTTGTAGCATCTTTAGTTCCTGTTGCTGTTAGCTTGGCAAGTGAAATTGAAGAATCAGGTAATGTAACTGTACTGTTAGATGTATCTAAAGTTGCACCAGCTGGAATTGTAAATGTATCACCACTATCGCCTAAAGTGACATCTGTTCCTGATCTGGGTGATATTTTATTTACTTTTAATTCACTCATTAAATAATTACCAATGTTCCTGTTACTGTTACAGTTTGAGTAAAGGTAACTGTACCTGCAAGAACTGCAGATTCAATAACCATATTTTTGTTATCAATAACTTGAGCATGAGTATAAATACTTTCTGCTCCTGGTTTGTTACCAAAATAAATTATACTATATAAACTATCCATTTGTTCTCCTTATGCACTAATTGAATCAACAACACTAACCCAAACATCAGCAGATGTAGCAGTGTCAGATTGTACTTTTAAAACATCTGTATTCTGCATTACAAATTTAGCACCACCAGAAACAAGTTCAACTGCACTTGAAGGTGGGATGCTTAAATCTTTTGCAATATATCTGTCTGTAACTCCTGATTCAGAAATCCATACTGATATAGTTATCGCTGAAGTTAATATGTTAGCAATTCTTACTCCAATTACTGCATCATTAGAATTTGCTGTAAATACTGTACTAGCACTGTTAGTTGCTTGTGTAGAGTATCTAGTAAAATCTTGTGCCATATTTTCTCCTTATAAAGCTATCGCCATAGCAACAGCAAATCCTGCTGAAGCCTTGTTATCTATTTGAGTTTGTATTGAACTGGTTACTCCATTAACATAACTCAATTCTGTATTACTTACATCACCATTTCCAATTTTACTAGCATTAATTGAATTGACTGCTAAAGAAATTGTACCTGATGAAGTAATTGGTGAGCCAGTTACTGTAAATTCTGAAGAACCTGCGTCTGCAACTGCTACTGAAGTTACTGTACCTGTGAATGATGGTTGTACTTGTGAAAATACGATATTAACACTTCCAATAGATCCACTATTGTCAGTTGTGCAAAGATATATTTTATCTGCATTTGAAGTACCTTCTTGAACAATTGCTAGTTGTCCAGCTAATTCTTCAACTGTATCAAAATTAGGATCTCTACTTGCAGTACCTGATGCTACAACAATATAGATACCATTTTCTGTTTGGTCAGTTTGATCTTTAACTAAAACTTTATTTCCAGTTGCTAAAGTAACACCATCTAAAGTATCACCATTTTGTAAGTCTGCAGTTAAATCAATATTTGCAGTTGTAGCAACTCTAGTAATAATTCTTGTTTTTAATCCTGCAACTAAATCATCAACATAAGTTTTTGTAGTTACATCTGAACCAGAAGAAGGTGCAGACATTCCAGTAATTGCACCACCAGTAATATTAACATTGTTTGCAGCTTGAGTTGCAATAGTACCTAAACCTAAATTAGTTCTTGCAGTAGATGCTGAAGTTAAATCAGATAAGTTACTTGCTTTAACAAGTTTAGCATCTAATTGAGATTGAATTCCACTTGTTACACCATTTAGATAACCAAATTCTGTATTGGATATTGTACCATCATGTATCTTAGTTGCATCAATAGCTGCACTAGCATTTATATCTACATTAACAATAGCACCATCAGCTATCTTAGCAGAAGTTACACTTGAGTTTGCAAGTTTATCTGCTGTAACATTTCCATCTGCAATATTAGAAGTTTGAACTGCATCAGTTGCTAGTTTAGCATTAGTAACATTTGCATCAGCTATTTTAGCTGTCGTTACATTTGAATCAGTTATTTTTGCAGTTGTAACAGAATTACTTGCAAGTTTTGCAGCAGTTACATTTGCGTCTAAAATTTTAGCAGTCGTAATATTTGAATCTGCAATTTTAGCAGTAGTTACATTAGAGTCTGCAATCTTAGCAGTAGTAATGTTTGAGTCTGCAACTTTTGCAGTAGTAACATTAGCATCAGCAATCTTTGCAGTTGTAACTGCACTGTCTGCTAATTTTACAGTTGTAACAGATCCATCTGCTAATGTAGCAGTTGTAATTACACCTGTAGGTATTGAAGTATTTGTTTTTGATATTGAACCAATATAAATATTTGTAATAGCTTCATTTGATAATGAACCACTATCCCAAGTTACATTAACTGTAGTGTCTGTTGAAAAAGTTGATGAACTAATTGTTCCATAAATTGTTCCAGGTGTTGGAGCAATTAATTTAATTCTTCTTCCTTCATGGTAAATTGCAGAAACATCTACACCAGCTATTGTGAATGAAGTAGCTGAAGCATAAGCACCTGTGTAAGCACCATCACCATCTCCATATTCAACCCATTGACTATCATTAAACCATTCTCTGGTATTAACCATTAATGCTCTGATTGCATTATTAAGTTGAGAAGGTAACATTCCTTCTGCAACAGAAATTCCATTTAATGTTGTGTTGTTTAAATTGGTTGTTGAATAATCTTTTATGCCTGACATTTAATCTCCTATGAACCAAGAAAAGGCTTTGTTATTTTCTTGATTTTTTTCGTTTATTAATGCGTTAATAGCTTCCTCAATTTGTCTTTGGAAAAACTCTTGAGTTTCAAAACTGTATCTAACATTATCTATATCAGTTTTATCTGTCATCGCAACCCTGATCTTGATGCAACTAAATCAATTCCTTGAGCATCTTTCCAAGCACCACCACTTGGTATTTTAACATTAATTTTAACATATCTACCAGATTGTCTTACTGGATTAATTCCTGTTGTATTCATACTAGAAACTGTTGACTCTGTAGGATTGTCTGCCAATCTATCTCTGGTACTTAAAGTTACTGTAGCTTCTGCATCTACAATAGGTCTTATACCTATTATATTTGATCTTAAACCTGGAAACAACTCTAATTCTCTAGTTTCTATTTCTCCTTCATTTGCAGTACCTGAGAAAATAGCAGCTTTATAATTACTATCTATTGCACCTAATAATAATTGTCCACCATTCCAAAAATCAGTATCTAATGCAATATTAATACTATCTAAGTTTTGAGAGATAATATCCATTAATTCTACAGTGTAAGCTCCCACAAATTGTGAGAATATTGTACTAGCACTAGCATCTGCAGTTGACCATTTTTGAGTTGCATAATTATAGATTAAAACTTTATCACAAATACCAGTTGTATTCGCAGTGTCGGATGCACTTGGATATAACCATAATGCTAATTGATTAAATGGATCTACAGCAGCACATATTCTATCACTAAATGCTTTGTTTAAATCTGTGTCAAAAAATCTATTAACTTTTTCTGCACCGATTGGAATTACTTGGTCGCCATTGATTTCAAAAAATCCATCGTCTGCATAAAAGAATACTCTACGATTATCTTGGCAAACTGTTCTTCCATATACAGCTCCTCTATTTGGTGAGATAACTGATAATCTAAATACTGTTGCACCACCCACATAGTCTAATCGAACTATTTGGTTTTGTCTAAATACATAACCAATCTCTCCAGAAGTTATATGAACTATTTGTCCACCAGATCCTGGTAAGTCTTGTAAGTCTGATTGTTTAGTTCCACTTTCCCAAGTAGAAATATCATTAATACCTGACCATTGAATTCTATTAGAATTATTTGTGTGATTACCAGTTACTAAGAAATCCCTAATGACACCTGAAACTTTAAATGTTGGTACAGTACCACTTGTTGCAATAGAAGATAAATTTGCAAAGTTAGTTGATGTACCCATTAAATAATATTGAGGTGCATCTACTCCATTAGAAGCAATTACATAATTACCAAATTGTGTAAATGTCCAATAATCTGTATTCGTTCCAGTTAAACTAGATTTTCTTGATGTGAATGTTCCACCATCTAATTGATAAATGTCTGTATTATTAGCAACAAAATTAAATACAGTATTTGAGTTATCTCTAAATGAACCTGCACCTCTACTATCTGTAGAAATATCATTTGATGAATAATTAACTAATGAAGGAAATCGTTTATAAGATTGTCTTGCAAAGTAAACATTGTTTGCAACATTTGCACCAGGATTATTAAACTCTGGTTGATCCGGTAGCCATTCTCCAAAAGGTATTTGCATTTATTAACCTAAGTATTATTTGTTACAGAAATTCTTGAGCTATCAGTAAAGGCAGCTCCAACAGTTACATCTGATCTTTGTTGTAAAGGTGCATTTCCATATTGATCTTCTCTGTCATTTCTCTCAAGTCTTTCTAGTGCAGTTTGATACATCTTCTCCCATTGACCTGCTTGATTAGGTTCAATTCCACCTAAAAAGTTAGCAGCATGATATAATGAACCATATAAATATATAGCTGGGTGATTTGATAAGATATAATTTGTAGTATTTGAATCTGATAAAGGATCAAACTCTTTGTAATAATTTATTGT